CCGGGGGGGTGGTGGGATTTTCCAACCACTCTAAAGCCGCCCAATAATTCGTCGTGTACTCACAATAACGAACCTTATTTTTTTCGTACTCAAATTTGTTAATATACTGTTTCTCAACTAACGATTTGAGTATTTTAATAACGGTCGTTTTATCTAACCCCGTCCACTCAATTAGGTATTTCAACGAACCCTTAAAACGGCTTTCCCCGTCTTGACTAAACCCATGAATTAAAGCGAAAACCAATAATTCGTTCCCTTTTAATTTCAACCGGGTAATCATCGGGGCTAAAATCGTTATAAAATTGCTATCTCTTATTGTCATTTCTCACAAATTTAATGTTTATACCGTCTTTCCTTTCCCTTGCATTACAGGGGAAACGCATACATGAACCGTTGGATTTGTGGAAAAAACAACATTCGCAACCCTGCCAACCCGTCCGTTTTTCGGCTCTAATTTCCACATGATTAACAACAATTACGTCGCCAACCGAAATTTCAATTTTCTTTTCCATTGTCGCCGCCCTCCAATTGTTTAACAGGTTCCCACGCTTTACGCACTTTCAAAACATTGTCCGGGCTTTCGTTCGGAACCAACGAAACAACCGGGAACCGGGATTTGTCGCCGGGCTTTTGGGTCGTGGCAAATTGTACGTTCAAATCAAATATAATTCCCTTACAAAATCCCCGTTCTGCCAACATACCGTCGAATGTTTCCCGGATTTGCGGGATTGTGGACGCCGTACCCTTTGTTGAAAACTGCCATACCCCGGCAACGCCACGTACCAACGGTACAATGAAATTCAATGTCAACGTAATTTCCCAACCGTCGTGTCCCTCCTGTTTGCTTTTCCGGTTGGGGTAACGCTTGGCAATAGACAACATCAAATTCGGGTATTCCTCCGTTGTCAATGTTTCGTACTTTTTGCCGTCCCAAACTTGGAACGTTTCGCCGTCGCCCGCCGCAATCAATCGTCCGTCGTCGTCCCGGTACTCGTACCGCTCGTTGCATACTTTCGCCGGGTCGTCGTCCGGGAAAACGATTTGAATTGTTTGGGGCTTTTCGCCGTATGCCTGTGTAAATAACCCGGCATACTTTCCCGTTGGTATGAAATAATCCACGCTTTGCGGGTATCCGTTGGCGTTTTTCATTCCGATTTTTATTTGTCCGACACGTGGCAAAATCAAACGGGATTTTTCCGCCTCCGGTCTAACAATCCTACCTTTTATATTTCCTTTCATGCTCTTTATATTTCGGGGTCGTCGTTCAACAATCTTTTCTTATTCTCGTTTTTGGGCTTTTTGGGCGCATTTTCGGGCTTTTGTTCCTTTTCCGGTGCAACAGTCCGTTTTTCCGCCTTTCGTCCCGTGGCGGGCTTCTTTTCCGCCTCCTTTGCCGTTTTCCCGGTGCGTTTCACAATCTTTGTTTTCTTAATCTCCGGTTCCGGCGTTTGTTCCGGGGCAACCGCATCCGCTTTGACGGTATCGGCGGCGTCCGTGGTTTCGTCCGGGGTCGCCTCTTTGGGGGCTTTCGTTTTAATCAATTCCGCCAAAGACAACGATATTACATTTTGGGACAAATCCGGGGCGTCGTCCAATACAACCATACCATTAACCGCCGTAAACGTGTTGTCCCGCTTTTCGTCCTCAATGGCGGCAATCTCCAACAGATAGGGGATTTTCCGTATATTGGGGCTTTCGGTTTGCTCTTTCAGATTGTACGACGGTTTTTTGCGCCAATCTTTCGGGCTGAAATTGAAAATACGGGTAACGGGGAATTGCTCAAAATTGACGTTCCACATATCCCGGTACATTCCTAATTGTATTTCGCTTTCCTCGTAAAAACCTTTTCGCCCGCTTTTGAAATCGACAATTGCGTTAATCCGGTCGTCGCTTCCAATCTTTGCCCGCATGGTACACGGGCAATCAATCATTCCGGCGTACTTGTAATACGGATGTACCAACGCAATTTCAACGGCTAACGGTCGTACATCATAATCCAATACGAATTGCGCAAACGCCAATACGTCCTTTTTCAAATCGTCGGCGTAATAAATAAAGTCGTCCGACAATCGGTAAACCTCAATGTATTCTTTTAGTTTGCCTTTCAGTCCGTCCAAATCATACGCCCGGTTAATCAATAATTCCTCAAATGCGGCGTGCATAAACGTTCCATACGCCGCCCGTTCGCCTTTGTATCGCTCGGCTTCCTCAATGCCTTTGTTCGCAATCCAATTTATAAGGTGCGGGGCTTTGGGTAATGTTTGGGACAATATGGTTGTAACCGACGGGAAAAACTCCGGGTTCCCGGCGTCGTCATATCGGTAATAATATCGGTGTCCCTTGCTGTTTAACTGCCAAACCTTATACGGGGGTTCAATCAATGTTTTTTCGTCGAAAAACATTGCCGTCATTTCCTCAACCGTCATGCCCGGTATTATCTCAAACACTCCGGTTGGTTGTTCCGGTTGAACCTCTACGAACGGGGGAATAATTGTTTGTTGTTCCTCGTTAATCTCCGGGAACATATCCGGGGCAACATTGCCGACGGTTCCCGCAACCTCTTTTACCGGGTCGCCCGGTTTATCGCTCTTTGCTCTCATTACTTGTACTTTTTATATTCTGAAATTCCACATAATACCATTGCGGCGCACATTGCCGCCAATAACAATTGCCACGGGTTCCAAAATGCGCCAATCAAACAACATAACCCAAATGCGCCAAACGTAACAATTAGGGCTTTCGCTTGAAACAACCCGGAAAACATGGTTTCGGCGGCGGCTTCCAACCATTCGATAAACTTACTTTTCATTGTTTCCGCCCTCCATGCCAAACAGGTAATCCGCCGTACAATCCAACATTTCGCAAAGAATAACGACCCATTCCGGGACAATCCGTTTGGTCGTGCCGTTACATAAATTCGTCATATTTACCTGTTGTGCGCTCTCGCTTGCACCCTCAAAAAGACGGGCGGCAATGTCTTTTTTCAAAACCTTTTTCCCGTTCGCCTCGGAACGGGCGATTGCTTCGTTTACTCTTAATCTCAATGCCATAACTTAAATTTTTTTGTTAATAACTTGGTTCGTTGCTCTCTTTGTATCCGCAATTGCGGCACGTTTTTTCCTCCCAAATCGGGCTATATTCCGGCGGGGTCAAATATCCGTCGCCTCCGGTACGTCTATACTCGCCGTCTGTAACCTCCATTTCCCCGCCACACTCCGGGCAATCATCGTCGCCAATCAATACACATTCCAACAGGGCGTCCAAATGGACGGAACGAACCGGGTAAATACCAATTGCCCGGATAACGTCCACCATTTCCACAACGGTAACATCCCGTTCGTAACAATCGGCGACCGGGAACCCCCAATTGTCGCTTATGTTCTCGATAATCTGTTTGTTGATTAACTCCGTAACGATTGTTTCGGATACTTGGTTGGCTGTTTTCCCGCTTTCGGTCGCCAACATCTTTAATTGTTCACTTTCTTTTATTTTCATATCATTTCCCGGTATCCCTCCGGGTAGGCTGTTAATCTTTTGTTCTGCAAATGTAGAAATATTTTTTTAATTACCAAAAATATAATCTTTGTTTTGCGAAATCATTTTTGCCGGGTGCGTGAAATATCCGATTTTTAACCTACCTTTGCAATACCGCATTACCAAAAATCGCTCTCGGTTACTGCGTACCGAACCCCCGGCGTATCTGTTACGTCCGGGGGTTCATCTTTTCCAACGCCATTTGCGCCGCACAATAACAAAATCGGTATATATCGCCATAATATCCCGTTTGGTCGGTTATTTCCTCAATAATTACGCTTTCCATATTCTCGTTTTAATCATGTATTCCAAATTCGCAATCTCCCCATTGGTCGAAATCCGCCCCGTCATAACTAAACGGGTAACGTTCCGTTTCCGGGCAATCCGTCCAACATTGACGCCGGACGTTATTTATTGCAACCCGTTTCGGATTATATCCCGGCTTTCTCTTTTCTCTCAATTGGGCGGCGCAACTCTTACAACAACAACGCCCCCAACCCCGACGCAAATTGCGGGTATCGGCGTTGTACTCTTTGCCGCAATTATCGCATTTCCTTTTTATCGCTCCCATAATCTTAACCCTTTATAAATCCCTTAAATGCCAAATGGTAAACGTCGTATTGTTGCCCGGTAACATAAAATTCAATCATTCGGTCGGGGTCGCCAACGTCATTTACTGCAATGGTCGGGTACGGGTCGCCGGGATAATGGTTAAAATCGTCCTCAATATCCCGCAATCCCTCCGGGAACTCCGAACGGTCGGCGGCAAAAAACCGGGTTAAACTCTCTTTTATCCGGTTCAACATTTCGTCCCCGTTGGGTGCAAAATGCGCTTTTATTTTATCCTGTCGTCTTAATGCAAATCGCATGGTTAATAAATACTTTTTTGAAACGTCCACGACCTTTGCGCACGTTTCGGGGTTAAACATTCCAATATGCGTATATTCCGGGGGTAATCCCAATTGGTCGGATAACCATTTGTACGCCTCCCGTCGCCTCATTAGTCCACGTTTGTACAATTCATCAAAATATCGGTGCGCTTCAATCTTACATCGGCGCAACTCGGCGTTTGCCAATCGACCCTTTGCCCGGTCGGTTCCCTTATGAACACCCACATACGCCCCGCATTGGGGACAATAATAAATCATTCCATAATCAACGCCGTAAACCTCAATACTATTTTTGTACTCGGTCGGAACGTGGCAATACGGGCAAATTCGACCGCTCAATATTTCCCGTTGTTCCTCTGTCAATCGTATATCCATAACAGGCAAAGCCGGGGTTATTCCCCCGGCTGTAAATATGCGATTGCGTTTAATTCCTTTTGGCGTTCGGTTGCCCAATTAACATTGCGGGCAATCCATTCGTCGGCGGGGTTCTCGGCAATCCATTCTTTCCGATAAGACGGCACAAAGTATGCGACTTGCTTTTTATACGCCCGTTCGGGATTTGCCAATATTTCCGTCGTGCGGCTCAACCCTTTGCCGTGGTCGCCTTTGCCGATTAAGTCCAACCGCCCAAAATAAAATTCGCCGTTGGCGGTACACGCCACATAATCACGGGCGGACGTTCTTGTTGAAATAACGTTGCCTTTTTCGTCGGTAACGGTGTACTGATACTTTTTGCCTTTCACTTTCTTGCTCAAAATATACTTTGCCATAATCTTTGTTATTGTGCCGGGGGGACGAACCCCCGGCGGGTTATTATCTTATTTCGTACAAACTCAATGAATTTTCGCACAATACCCACGTCGGGAATTTAGGGTTTTGCAGATAACAAAGGCTATCTAATGCCGCCCGGCTTGTATAAAACCACAACCCAAATTTTTTGCCGATAAAATACATATCGTTTACCCCTGTTTCCCGGTATTTCTCCGACAACATTTGTTGGCTGTAAATGATTGACGAAAATTTAACTTTGCCGTCTAACTTGGTTGCAATCTCGGCAATGTCCGTCGCCTGTGTTCTTTTCTTTGTTTCCATATTTGAAATTTATTTGGTTCCGGGAACCCGCCCGGTCGGATTAGTAATAATAAAAGGATATTTTCAAACCCCGGCGCAACTTACAATGTTCGGCGTCTTTGACACAACGGAAAGCACGGCGCAATAATTTGTTCGCCATTTCAACGCCTACTAACTTAATCAAACCGGAAACGCCAACCAACGTGTTAATCTTTTTGCCGTTGAACAATCCGTTTACTTTGATTTTGAAAGTACGGTTAATCTCTTTTGTTGTATATTCCAAACCGTTGTAAATATCTTCGGGCTTCATTGTATCGCTCTTTTTGTTACCGGGAAAACGCCCGGTCGTTTTATTAACATGGCACAAATATAAGGCATTTTATTTTAACTACCAAAAGAATTTTCTTTTATTTTCGTGTTTTCCTATAAAAGATTCCGTTTTTGGTTCCAAAAGAATTATTTTCTTGGAATTTTCGATTTAAGCGACTTTTGCAAGCGGGACATATAAATTACCCACTTTGAAATAAAATGCTCGGAAACGGGCTAAAAATAGCTCAATAGAAAAAGGGGTTACAACGTCTTGTTACACCCCCTTGTTATGTCTATTGTATATATTCCCAATTATAACCCTTATGTTTTTTCATACGCCCTTTACAACATCGAATTATCAATGTATCGTTAAACCCATCTTTTTTGGCTAAATGGATAGATTGATATGTTTTGAGGCAAATTCCGTTTTTCATCATCTTAACGGGTTTTGAATTTGGATGCAATACGCCTTCTTTACCTTGCATATTTTTAGCGTTGTTTTCGCTCAATCGTTTTTTTGTAATAGGATTGTTGTTGTTTTCCAAATATGTAACCCAACGCAAGTTGTCGGCATGGTTATTGGCTCGGTTGCCGTCGATATGGTCGATACATGGTTTATTTTCCGGGTTCGGAATGAAAGCCGCCGCAACTAATCTATGTAATCGAAACGTTTTGCGCATCCCATTACATAAAGCAACGGTTTTATATCTATTCCCGGAACCACATATTTTCAAAACTAATTGTTTCTTAATAGATTTTACACGCCCGTAATTACTCACTTTATATAACCCTACATATCCGGGTACATCTTTCCATATTTCCATTATACAACCATTTAAGTAAGCAACCAAAAGAGAAACGGGGAAAAGTGGTTGCATCTTTTTTCATTCGGTAGCTACTCCGAACTATCCCCGTTTTTGCAAAGATAGTTATTTTTCTATGGTTATAACTTCAAACCCGGTAATTTTTGAATTTGGGTTTTTTGAAACAATATCAAATTCACGGTTTTTTATCCGTTTTGTTTTCCATAAAAAACCTAACCAACGCTTATATTGCACACTTTCCGTTATTAAAAGGCTATCCCGTGTTATAATTTTGCCCGAAAACGTATTATTTATAATACATCCGTCAAGGTCAACCCATTTGTCGGAATACTCAATACAACGTAATACGGTCGTAACCGTATCGCCGGGCAAATATACAATACTATCCCGGACGTTCGCCCGTAATTCGTTAATCGTTTTCATTTGTGCCGTCGTAACCCTTTGCAAATCCCGGTTCTTTGTCTGCAACGATTTGATTAACGCCGCATCGTCCGCCCGGTATTTTTTGTATTCGGATAATTTCAACTCCAAATTCCCAACCTTTGCGGCGTTCAAACTATCCTTTGTTTGATACGTGCGGACGTCCTGCAACAACGTTTCGGTATTACTCCGGTATTTATCCCGTTCGTCGGTCAATCGCTTAATACGGCTTTGTTGTACCCACAAGGCGGCGGCAACCGCCAAAATGATTGCCGCCAAAATCAAATACTTTTTCATGCGTTCGTTATGAATTAAAGTTTAACAACCCTTTTGATTGCGGCAACGTGCATATCTGCGATTTGCTCCCGCCCGTCGTCGCTCATTATGAAACGGCAATCTTTTTCGGTATCCATGAAAAAGTTTTCCGTAAGGATTGCCGGGCAACTCGTGTGTTTGAGGATATAAAACGCCGCTTCCTTATCCGGGTCGCCGTCGGCATAATCGAAACGCATACGCCAACCGTCCGGGACGAATACCCGTTGCGCTTCCTCGGCAAATACCGTGGCGATTGCATCCGCTTTCGTTTCTCCGGGCGACGTGTAAACCTCCCAACCCGTACCGCCTCCGGCGTTGGCATGGACGGATACCAAAAACGCCTTTTCATTGTAATTGCGGTAAATCTCATTTGCTCGGCGGCAACGTTCCGCCAATGACACGTCGTTTGTTTCCGGGGTCAATATCTCGTACCCAATCGCCAAATCGTCCAATTTGGCGGCGATACGTCGCACAATGTCACGGTTAAACTCCCATTCAAACAGTTGCGAACCGTCGCCCCAAACCGGGGAACGTTTCCCGGCGGTTTCTTCGCCGTGTCCGTTGTCTAAAATAACAATAGGTTTCATTTTCTTACCTCCTTTTCTTTATCGTTAATAATATCGTCATCGGTTTCCTTTTGGAAACGCTCGATTATTGGTTGCCAATAAGACGGCAACGCCCGTGTAAATTCCAACCGGATAACATGGTATATTATCCGTAAGGCTATTTTCTTCGGGTATGCCTTAATTAAGTTGCGAAACGCATTTTGCAAATATACATACATGAACACGTATGTAAGCGACTTTATAACAATCAATGCCGCCTCGCTATCCCCGCATTTTAGCATGACGGAATAAATTACGTGAATGATTGTAACATACAAAAGTAACTCCGCAACGGCGTTTTTGAATTTCGGGAATGAAAAGCGTTTGCAATGTTTGATGCTTACGCCGTCCGACCGCATCCCCGCCCAAATGTTGAACCCGAACATAATTACCAACGCCCACATAAAACCGACCGTTGGGGTAAAATACGCCAAAACCGGGCTAAAACTTGCGGCAAATATCATTCGCCATTGTTCCCATGAAAAAAGTTTGTCCATGCTTTAAAATTAATTTATTCCCGTACACATACCCTTTACTGCCACGGGGATTGATTAGTAATTATAATGTTATTAATTGTTTTTTACAATTAAATGAATAAATCCTGTATCATTGTTTGTTTTGCTTATCCGTATACCGTTAGCGGTTAAAAAAGTATCATGTACATTAATGTTGTCTGTTTTTTCATATACAACAACATTTTTACCGAAAAAATCATTGTCCATGTTAATTATATCATCCCCAATAAATTCTTGATAATCTACAATTACATGCAATTCACCGCCAAAAATATAATCACTATAACAATATTTATTATTAAATGTAGCCGCATCCCTAAATTGTCGATACCATGCCGATTGGAAATATTGCCCCGCACTAATATTTATTTTACTATCCCACGTTCTACTATAAGATTTTCTATATAGATTAATAACCATTGCATCATTAACGTTATTTATCCTTTCTTCATTCTTTCCGCTTCCAACTTGCAATATACCGGATGCTCCTACTAATTCAATGGTATTGTTATCTGCCTTATACAATATATTGGCAAATCTATCCGGCATAAATCCGGGAACCCATTTATCCGATGCAATATTATACCATTCTGGGAAATTTGTATTGGCTAATTGTCCCTTTGCAAAATCCAATTCTATACCCGAACTTTCAAAGGGCAATACTTTAGGCATATATATTTTAAGATTTCCGCCTGTATATCGTTCTAATGGGTCAAAAGATATGCCCCCGTATCTTGATTCCCCAAAACCATAATTAGTATATACTGCGTTTGTGCCAATAATACCTTTTTTATCAAAAACAAAAGTGTTACGTAATGTAACATACGGGTCATCAACTGCAATTGTAGCATCTTCCCATTGAACATGATTATTTATTACATATTGTAATACAATAGGAGCATTAACGCCATAATATTCATCAATTACAACTAAAGATTTTCCACTATATAGACCATCATTTGCTATATATGTTCCATCTAAATACAATTTTTTTGTTAAATTTTTTGTTGAGGGATGCAATTGATTGTTCGGTGATATTGAGGCAAAAGGAATTGTTAATATACCATCGCTCAAATCACTATTCACATTTTTAAAATTCCAATTGTCTATCGTTCCCAAATTTGCAGACAATAAACCTATTTTATTATCATCAATAATGTTGACAATATAAAACTTTGTTCCGTCTGAATCTGTTAAATACTCTCCTAAATTTGCATTTGTTTTTCCATGATTTGGAACATTCGCTATTGCATAATGGTCAAATCCGTGATTTCCACAAAAAAACCCCCGTCCACTACCATATAATTGAATTGGGCTAATATCATCGGTACAAATTTTAAATACAGTCCCCTGTACCGAAATATCTGTGCCTTTATTAACAAAATAAACTCTTTCAAAATTGAAATTATTATTCCCGTGTGAACTTTTAAAAATGCTACATTTATGCACCTGTAGTTTTTCATTATTATATGGCAAAGCAACATATAAGTCATTCCCGGATATTTTTACCTCTATTCCTTCCCCATAATTACCATTATTAGTATTATTCCCCACCAAATAAGGAGTATAAGGAGTTACAACATTGCCTTTTTCGATTTTTAATGTTTCAAATATTGATGTTGACGGATTTTTTACATTTAATCCGTAGAAAGCCGCATTTTCCGGGGGCGTAATGACTTGACCGTTAGAAAG